CCATCGGGCGGGTGACATAGGCGAAGGCCATGGGATGGAAGGCCAGGTTCGCGGTGTGGCTGCCGGCCACGGTCACCTCCGCGCCGTCGGCAAGCTGGGGCAGGGCGGGGAAGACCTTCACGCCGGAGATGGCGTTGGAGGAAGCCGCCGCGCTGTCCTCGGTGACAACAAACTGCTTGCCGCCGATCTCGATCAGGTCGCCCCTGACCAGCTTGCCGGTCAGAGAGGTGCCCTTCAGGTTCAGCACGTTCGCACCCTCGGCCACGGCGCCGCTGACCTTCACGGCGGTGGCGGCGGTCAGGCCGGACACATGCTTGCACACGCCCTGGGACATGAAGTTCTCCATGCCGTACACGCGGCCGAGGCTGCCCTCGCGCAGCGCCTCCACGGAGCCGGACTTTTCGGCGTTGACGATGGCGGGCAGCTGGGTCAGCTTGGCGTCGGCCTCGGTGTCCCACACGGCGCAGCGGCCGGTCAGCGGCGCGCGGTTCATGTTCAGCATGCGGCGCGCGTCGGACAGGTCGGTCAGGGTGGAGGGGGTGACGCCCGCCGCGCCGACGAAGTAGGGAACGTCCGCATACAGCTTCAGGCCGTCGCGGTTGATCTTCTCGGCCAGCGCAGCGGCGGCGGGCTGGATGAACATGCGGTTCAGATCGTCGATGCAGGTGGCGGATTCGATGGCGGAGGCGCGGGCGTCCACGGTGGCGATGTGGTCCAGCTTCACGTCCACGCCCTCCTCGCGCATGTCCTGCCAGTTCACGCCGTTCACGGCGTCAAACTCCTCGGCGGTAAACACCGCGGGCTTGCGCACCTGCACGGTATCGCCCACATCGTGGAATTCCTCGGAAAAATCGCGGTAGATCAGGTTGGGCATCACCAGATTGTCGATCAGCGCGGGCAGAGCCTGGCGCGCGATGGTCTTGAGCGTAACAAAGGTATTGGCCATGATAAATTCCTCCTCTTCGGTTTACAGCTTGGCAAAGCCTGCGTTCATGCGGTAGTATTCCGCGTCGGTCATGCTGTCGGCGTCCGCGCGTCGGCCGGTTCCGGCGGCGGGGGCTTCGCCGCGCAGGCGCTCGTCCACGGCGGACTGAACCGCCTGGCGGAAGGCGCGCTCGATGCGGTCGATGCTCTTCATGCACTCTCCCTCGCTTTCGCAGCTGATGGCGTCGGCCAGCTCGCGGGGCAGGCCGCGCTTGCCCAGCTCCTCCAGCGCCATGGCCTTCATCTCGCGGCGGGTCACGTTCTTTTCGCGCTCGGCCAGCTCCGCCTCGCGGCGGGAGGTCTCGTAGCCCGCGCGCTCCTCCTGAGTCATCGCGGCCACGCGCGCGCTCTCGGCCTGCGCCTTGTCCCACTCGGCGCGGGCGGCGTCGATGGCCTCGGCGATGCGCTTGCCGACCTGCTCCTCGGTCATGCCCTGCTGCATGACGACCTGTTCATTGTTGTTCATGGTTTCCATCTGCGTTGTGCTCCTTTCAGACATGAATATAAATAGGTAAGTTTACGTTCCCAGCTTCTTTGCGCGCTCCTTCAGGGTTTCGTCGTCCACGAAGCCCTTCAGCGCGCCGAGCATTTCGGCCTCCTCCAGCGCATTCACCGGCAGCGAGCGGGTGAACACCATGCGGACCCGCTCCGCGTCCAGCGCGGGAAAGCCGCGCATGGCCAGAAATCCGGCGAACAGCCTCAGCCTCTGCCTGAGCGCCTCGCGGAACCAGCGCTCCTTCACGTTCGTCAGCTGCTCCAGCCCCAGCAGCTTGTAGCGCATGGCCACGCCGCTGATGTTGCCGCCGAAGCGGTCGTCGGACAAATCCGGCACCATGCTCAGCTTGTGGATGTCCGCCGCCAGAGCCTTCTTGAGCACCTCGGTGTCGGTCTCGCTGAGCTGCTTGCACAGCCATTCGGCGCGGGCGTCGCTGTCCGGCAGCGCGAGGAGCTTGTCCTCCCGGAGCTGCTGGCCGGGCGTGCGGCCCCTGTCGTCGGTCTCCATGGTGCAGCCGTACAGCAGAAGCAGCGCGTCCACGAACTGGCACTTGTCGTTCACGCGGTCGGACTCAAGCTGGTTGTAGGCGTCGATCAGCGTCAGCACGCCCTCGAAGTCGCCGCGCTCGTCCTCGCCGTTCCAGTACTCCACCATCGGCACGCCGCCAAAGAAGTGGGGACTGCGCTTCTTCAGCGGGCCCACGTCGCCGGGCGCGCTGCCGCCGAACACGAAAATCTCGCGCTCGGTGCATACCTCGGTGTCCCAGCCCGCGGTCTGGCCCATGGCATTGCGCTTTTCCACCAGCCTCACGCCCAGCAGCGGGCGGGCCTCCACCGTGTCGTCGTACACCACGAAGGCGGTCATCGGGTCAATCGACGCGCACCGCGGCTGGGCGCCTGCGTCGGCAAACACCAATTCCACGCCGCGGCCGAAGATGCTGGCGTTCTTGGCCAGCTCCGCGTCCACGCTGTCGGCGGCGCAGCGGCTGTAGCGGTCCATCACCGCGTCCAGCGCGGCGCGCTGATCCCCGTCCGCCTCGTAGCCCACCGGGCGGCCCACCAGATAGCCCGCCGCCATGGCGCTGATGTAGCGGGGAAAATCGTGCACCAGCTTCACGTTGGGCATTCCCGACGGCCTCTGCCTGCCGAGGATGGCGTGGCGGCCCTCGTAGCTGTCGCGCAGCAGCTGCCTTCGGGGCGCGCCGGACAGAAATTCCTGCACGCAGGCGGCCAGCTCCGCGCGGCCGGGGCCGTTTTCAAAATCCCTTCTCGATCTTACAATCATGTTTCCTCCTAGTGATAAAGCTCCATCGTCCGCGCGGCCTTGCGCCCGGTCTCGGGCTCCATGGCGTAGCGCAGCGCGTCGATCATGTGGTTGTCCCGGTCGGGAAATTCCGAAAGGAAGCCGCCGTCCGGCGCGGGCGGGTATTCATAGGCCGAAAACTCCTTCGCCGCGCTGGGGCACCTTTCCGGATCGATCACGATCGCCCGAAGCTCCTGAAGCCAGCGGATGCCCGCCGCCACGCTGCCCGGGCCCTTCTTCACCGCCGCCGCGTTCACGCCGCGCTCCCTGAGCTGATGGATCATTCTCGGGTCGGCGCTGTCGCAGCGCACCACGCCGCCCTCCGCCCGCCGGATGACCTCCTCCGCCAGCTGCTCGGCCGGCACGCGGGCGCGGCAGAACTCGTCCAGAATCCACAGCCTGCGCCGCGCGGGATCGTAGCCCGCCCGCACGAAGGCGTCCGGGTCGGCGGCGAAGCCGAAGTCCAGCCCGCAGTACGCCCGGCCGGCGCTTCTTTCCCCGTCCGTCAGCGGCCGAAGCTCGAGGTTCGAAAACACCTGCCCGCCGGTTCCCGTGATCTCGCCCAAGTACATGTGGCGGTAGGCGCGCTCGTCGCTTTCCCGGAGGCTTTCCGCCTCGGCGATGAACGCCCGGCCCAGCCACGCCTCCGGCACGCCGCGGTAGTCGCTTTCGTGCACCAGCCGGCCGGGGCGGGGGACGAGGGCCTCGCCATTGACCCAGCTGCGCGCCGACTGCGGCGGATTGTAGGTGCAGAAGGTGACCGCGCGGTCATGGCCGCGCAGCACGCTGGCCTTGATGCTGCGGATATCGCGGATCCCGGCAAATTCGTCCAATTCCTCAAACCATAGAAATCCGAAGTAACCCTTCGCGAGCTTGATCGACTTTGATTTGCCGGGGTCGTCCGCGCCCCTGAACAGGATCCTCTGGCCCGTGCGCGTGTTTTCGATCTCCAGCGGCGCCAGCCGCGGCTGAAATTCACCGTCCAGTCCCAGCCGGTGAATCGCCCACAGCATCTGCCCGTAGACCGATTCGCGCAGCGTGCCCGCCACCCGCCGGTACACGACGGCGCTGGCGCCGGGATTCCTCATCAGCCCCAGCACGATTTCCACCGACACGAAGCTGGACTTGCCCGACCCGCGCCCGCCGCGCAGCCAGTATTCCCCGTGGCCGCCGCGCAGCAGATCGTCGTGCACGCCGTAAAACGCCGGCGCAATGCAGTCCGTCAGCCGGACTTCCCCTCCTCCGCCCCCGACGTCGCCAGCGCAGCCACGTCGTCAATGATCACCGGCGCAGGCGGCGGCTCAGCGCGCTCGGAAAACAGCCCGATGCGCTTGCCCAGCAGCTCCGCCGCCTTCATCGTCTGGGTCGAGCCCTCGCCGTCGCCGCGCATCACCCCGGTCAGAAACTCCAGAATCTCCGCGTCGCTGGCCACCCTAGGCGGCTGTGCCGCCTGCCAATCGCTGCCGGGCGGCGGTGCCGCCTGCCAACTGCTGCCGGGCGGCTGTGCCGCCATCCAATCGCTGCCGCGCTCATCAGACGCAGTCACGGCTGCCATGGTGGCAGCCGCACCTGCTTCCTTGCTGCACAATACCTTCCTCCCTCCTTTCCGACGATCTGCGCCGCCACTGATTCCAGCGGCGCAGATCTGCGTTCTTAGCAAGCCCTCGCTTACGGGCAATATTGTACCGCGCCGCCTTCGTCATTTTCGTCAACTTTCCAAAGACCCCAAAACAAAAACGGAGATCGGGCCGCCGTCCGGCCCGATCTCCCCGCCCTTTGTGCATTTCCGACCACCGGAAATGCGCAAAAGCTGTATATAAACTTTTCCCCTGACCGGTTTCTTTGGGAGGGGTGCGGGGAGGGCTTTTCTTTTTCTAAAGAAAAGTCCTCCCCGCCAAATCCCCCGTCAACTCCCCCGCCAAATCCCTCACAGCCTTGTTATGCGCCCGCCGCGGGTACTGCTCGTCGGTCTCGCCGATTCTGAAGGCGACCTGCAGCCAAGTGAGGCCGTCGATATAGCGGAGGGCGAAGATGCGCCTGAGGCGGCTGTCGGGGATATCGTCGATCAGGGCGTAGAGGCGGCCGAGCTCCTCCATGCAGGCGAGGCGGCGGGCCTCCATGCGGCTGCGGGCGTCCTCGAGCCCCGCCAGCGCGCGCACGGACGCAGGGCCCGGCGCGCAGATGCGCCCGCGCTGCGCAAGCTCGATGCGCGCAATCCGCTGCGAGAGCTCGTCCGCCTCCGC